AATAAGGGTTAACAATATTTAAAAATCTGTTTCTTGTTTCTGCTGTGTTTTGTTCGAATACTAAGTATCTTGAAGTAGATGCGATGTATTTTCTTACAGTTAATAATAATCTTCTTACATTGATTCTATCTAATGCAGATGGTTTATCTTGTAAAGTTTTTTGACCGAATACTACGATACCTTGTCCTGGGAATTGAACGATTGGATTTACCTTTCCTTCATATAGAGTATCTTTTTCAGACTGAGTTAATCTATTCAATACACTAACTGCTCCTACTAAACCACCTCTATTCAAACCTGCTGGTGCGAACCACTCAGCTGCTACTCTATCGTTTGCTGCGAATACGCCAGGTAATAATACTGAAGGTGGAACTGAAATTAATTTGTTTGTATTAACATCAATTGTCTTAACCCATGGGTAGTAAGTTGCTGTCATATTTGAATCTATTGCGTCTGCTTGTGTTGTAGCTTGTGAAATTGAATCATCCGCTGCATTTGTATCCATAATATAGAAACAATCATCTCTTTGTTCAACCATATCTAAAACTGAAGTTACTACTGAAGTGTGATGTCTTCTAATAACACCTGGAGTTACAACCATATTGATATCAAATTCGTCAGCGTTAGATAATGCAGATATGTGTTTACCATAAGCTACCGAACCTGAAGATAATGAAGTTGATAAATTAAATCCTTGTGAGTTACCTGCAATTATATTTGTTCCAGTATAAATTGGAGTTGTTGGATTCATACCATCAAATCCTTCTTGGAATGCTACAACAAATTGTGCATTTGCATCACCTACTGATAATGTACCACCATTTGTTGCGTCTAAACCAAATACTGAATTAGAACCTATACCTGCTCCTGTTGGAATTGCTTTAATATAAATTGAGTTATCAGTATTACCATCTAAATCAATACCACCAACTACAGTTGCTGAAGAACTTACAAATGTTACTGCAGGAACCAATGCTCCTACACCAGCTGATGCTGAAATAGGTAATTGATATGCTGCGTGTGCAAATGGAACTGCTTGAACTGGTGCTGATTCATTTAAGTTTTTAATTCTAATATATTTTGAATTATTAACCCAATCTCCTGTTTCAGAAATTTTACCATCTGATGCGATTGTTCTTTTTCTATCACCAATTACTCTACTAATATAGTTTGGTGAGTTAGGGTCTAAGTTTACATTAGAATAAGTTTCTAATACATTTTTCTTTTTGTTTGTGTCAGAATATCCTCTTACAACTAATGTGAATGTACCATAATCTGTACCATTTACACTACCTGCTGCTTTAATATTTGTAATACCAATTTTAACTTTTGTATTTGCTGTATTTCCTGCACCAATCGTTTCAATTTGGAACAGATTGTATCTATCACCGGAAATTGTTTGAGATTTGATATATGGAGTTACTGCTTCTTGTGCATCAAATGTAAATAATTGGTCACCTAATAATGTTAAAGATTGAGTTGCAAATGCGTTTAATGATACGGAATGGTTATTAAATAAACCATATACATATGCACCCTTAGCTCCGATTGCAGATGTGCCAAATGTTGATTCGATATCGTTTGTATCTTCAGAATCTACCGATGATGTTCCTGCAAAGTTTGTTGAACCTGTTATACTAACAATGAAATCTCCGTTAGATAATGATGTCAATATTGAACCACTCAATCCTGTTGTTAATGTATTTTTATCACTAGGGAATAAAATACCTACTGATGCAGATGCTGCTAAATCTCCATTTATTAATATGGATACAGATGAACTACCAGCTCCTTGTGTTGCAGATTGTGATACATATACATTGGTAGGTAATACTTTACAACCATTACCAAATTCAGTTAATGAAACGGCTGTAACAATACCGGCTGTAATAGTCGCTGTTGCAGTTGGTTGAGTAGTATTAAATGTACTACCTTCAAATATTAAATTAGCCGTACCAGTTGTTGTATTATTTGATGCGGTATAACCACTACCTCCTGATATTAATGATAACGATGTAATTTGTCCTTTATTTGTAGAATTTATTAGTAAAGGATTTTGTGCAGTATATCCACCGATACCTGCTACTCTACAAATAGTTGCAGTTCCAGCTTCTCTTAAATATGATTGTACTGCTAAAGGAGTATAATATGTGTCATCTACTACTCCGTATAATGTTTCAAATTCAGCTTGTGAATTTACAATTGTTGGTACTAATGGGTCTTCTTTGAAAGGGCCTATGAATGCTGCTCCGATGTCAGCTACACCTTGTTGTAAGAATGAAAGGTCGTTTTCTTTTGTAAATACGCCTGGTGATACTATCTTTTCTGCCATTTTATATGCTTTAATTTAAATTTATTAGTTCTCAATATAAATATAAAATTTTCAATCAAAACAACAAAATCTTATTTGTATGTTGGAGAGAAATAATCGTATACTTGTCCTACTGATGCTGCTGATTGTAATGTGTTATAGAATAATACAGGTCCAATTTGTCCGTTCCAGAATGTTGTTCTTGCACTATTACTACCAATTGTTAAATAGTTTGTTGATGCTGGTGCCGTAAATGCTGCTGCGGTAAATGTTCCTACCGATGTTTTATCTACATAAACCGTTACAGTTCCTGATGGTTGGAATGTTGCTGAAATCATATACCAAACATTTGCTGATAATGAAGTCGTTAATTGTGCACTATTTCCTAATGTACTACCATAGAATTTTACTCTATTTAAAGTAGAACTATCTGATGATTCAATTGCCAAACCATAAAATCCTGCGTAGTCAAAAATGTGTCTTGTAGTTGTACCTAATGTTGTAGTAGGTCTTACCCACATATGGATTGTACCTGAAGTAGTATTAAATTGTGAAATACCACCATTAATATTTGTAGTAGTATCTTTATACCAGAATTGAGTTGTACCATTTGCACTCCAAGATTTTTCTTTTCTACCTACACCATTATTATAAGATGGGTTACCACCTGTAATACTTGCTGCGTTTGTTACACCTGCAGGTCTTACACCGGTATTATATCCACTCATATCTAACCAATCTGCCGTTGCAGTACCTGCCGTAGATGATGCCTTTGATGGGTCAACATACATTCTTAATCCTGCAGATGGAATATATGGTTGAGTTTCTGTTCCTTTGTTGTGAGATATAATACCATTTGCTAAATATACATCGGCATTTTCAACATTGAGTGTTACAATCTCAACATCAGCAGTTACTACTTCAATATTAATTACTTCGACTTCATTTAATCCGTTGGTTTCATCATATGTTATTACTAAATCTCCAGGTAATACATCTTCTATATTTTTAAAATGATATTTTTGAATTTCATTATCCCAAACCCAAAGAGGGTGAGTTCCAGTTGCTTTAATTAAACCATTGTTTAAATCATAATATCCACTTGCAAAGTTGAATACAACATCTGATACAATTACTTCTTGATGTGTACCTGATTGGTTTTCTAACATATAAAATCTCCAATCAACATTTTCACTATCCATATCTTGTGACTCATCTGGTAATCCTGTTGGAACCCATGCTTTAATTGAATCACCTACTGAGATATCTTCAACATTGACAATACTACCATCTGCTTTAGTTATTTTTGTACCAAATAATAAACAGAAGTCAGGTTGGTTAATAGTATTATAAACATCTACTGCGTATAATGTTTTAGTATATGCAGTTCCGTAGTTTGTTGCGGCAGTATTATAACCATCCTGATATTTCATCGTTAAAATTGAACTAGCTTCCGAATAGTTTGCTGCTGCAACTGCTGCAGGTGTTAAAGGAACTATGGTTGGGCCTGTTCCAAATGTTCTAGTTCCTGCTGTAAAGTTTACATTATCAAATGAACAAGTATAATTGTTTGCAACTTGTTGAACTTTGGAATAAAATAAAGAACCTGTTGAACTAAACGAAAATTGTGCATTTTCAGTTGTACTTTCTACTACATAAGTAAAAGTTGGAACTGTTACTGTAATAGAATCGGTTGCAAATCCTAATAATGAACTATTTGCAGTGTTGCCACCCAAACCACCAATTGAAACTGTTCCTGGTCTCGCTGAACCACTTACTGCTCTGTATAAATTTCCTAACGATAAATTTGTTCTTGCCATAGTATAAAGTGTTATTCTCCGTTATAAATATCTAAAAGTTTTTGTTTCCACTCATCTTTATTAGAAAAGTTTTTAATCATCCAATTTTTAAGTTTTTCAAATTCTGCTTTACGGGTTTCGTAATCATCCTGACAAATTGTTTCGTAGGTTTTTTTAAATGTTTCCTCATCAATCGCTTTGTACTTATAGTCAAGTGGAACATGCCATGTTTCATGTAATATTGGTAATTTACCCCAATCGACTGCTTCAAATATTCCATATCCAAATGGTTCATATTCAAAACAAGAATGAGATATTCCCCAATCAAGTCCATAGAACTTTTCTTTATATTTGTAATCAAACTTGTAAATTTTTGATTTCTCAAATTTGTATCCATATTTCTTTTTGTAATATTTGTTGAATGTTTCTGAATTAGTAGAAATGTATCCACCTAACCCATTCATATATTCAACATTCTTTCTACCTTCAACTCTTGCTGCGTATCCTAATTCTATTGAGTTTGAAAGTTCGTTGTTTTGTATAAATCTATAATTATTTGGTATATGATGTAAGTTTTCTGTTTGATATGGAAAATGATATAATCCTACCCAAATTTTATTTTTTATTTTATTTATTAATTCTGTTTCCCATTCCCAATTTCCGTACCAATGTAAATATTCATCTTTTCCCATTTGTGCCATTAAAGACACCTTTGTAAGATTATGAAACACAATGGAATCAATCCTTTCTAAATTGTTGTGAACTGCAGTAGTTGGGGTGTAATGACCATGTAATATATGTATTTTTCTTGCACCTTTAAGAATTTCATCAATTTTTAACTCGTTGGTTTCCCAAATATGGTCTATGTCAATTGGAAATTCTTCGTAATTTGTAGGTTTGTGTCTATGGAAAAGAAGAAGTGGCTTAACATTTAAGTTAGGTGCCACTTCTTTTATCCAATTAGTTACCCATATATCAGCT